TCTCATAGCTGCAGCCGCCGTCTGTATCTTGGTTCCAAACAAAGAGTTGGCCGCTAAAATAGCATTATCAGTTAATTGCCGTTGCCATGCCGTGTTAGTAGGCGACCACTTGAAGCCTCTTTGTTTAAGTTTTGCAATCATATCCGCAGCCGGTTTTTTATCAAAGTTTACTCTCAGCCGGTCATCTGCATAGCTTAACTCAATATTGCCACCATCAAAGTCATAGATGGTTTCACGATCCCCGCTTTCGGCTTTCATGGCAGATACTTCCTGTGCCTGTAATTGCCTAATGCGCCCTTGTGTGTTCTTGATAACGGCGTTGTTATTGGTTAAATGGTAAGAGTAGCCTATGCGACCGGCAAAGTCGGGCCGCATTAGTTTATTTATTTCACCTACATCATAACCCAATTCAGACAATGCGGATTGCTTTTGCTCATCGCTTAACTTTGCACTTTTAAGTATCTTGTTAGCGGCCTTCATCTGCTCTTGCAGACGGGTAAGATTTGCCAGCTTTGCCATTTGCTTGTCAAGTTCTGGATTTCTTGAAACGGGTGTAGGTTCAATGACGGGGTCAGGCTCAATAATTGGGTCAATCGCTATAGGTTCTGGATTTATTACTTCGGGTTCTGTACCTTGTTCAAGTATTGGTTCTGGTTCTATCTCGACCTCATGTTGTGCTGAGCTATCTATTTCTAACGCAAACTGTTCTGGAGTTTTAGTCAAATCATCTGCTATTTCATTGACCGAATAGCCAACAACATTTGCACCAGCACCAACTTGTTTGAATAAAAACTGTGCTTCAGCATCATTACTATTAAAATCCTTGTAAAGACGAGCCTCATTAGGATTACGGCCAATCCACCCAAGATCACGCAAAGCATTACGAACATCAACAATACGACCCTGGAAAAATGAATCTAAAACATCTTGCCAATATTCTTGCAACTCTATAGACGCCATAACCTTAGCATAGCCTTCCGCTGATGTAGGGTCAAATTCAACCTGTTTTGCATTACCACCAAAAATAACCCTAATCTCATTCAGCCGCTTAACGCTTTTAAGCTTGTCCAAGCCGCTCATGGTTCCTGCTTTAATCAAGCCACGAATAGCGTTTAATTCCTTAGCCAGTTTAATCTTTTCTATGCCTGTTACGTTCACGTTGTCTAGTACCTGTTGTATTGCGCTATCAAGCGCAGAGTCGTTGAGTTGTTCCTGTTCCATTATTTCTTCCCGCGCATTGGCAAGCATATCGTCAAAAGGTGGTATGACTGTTATTCCTGATCCGTTAGGTTGACAAAAGCCGTAAAGCTCGTCGGGTTCCAGCGTATTATAGCTGATTCTATGACCATGTTCACCGCTAATCATGTTCAATTCGATAAAATCTTTAAAGAACTGGATTGCAGCGTCATCGCCGCGATATTCAACCGGCGTATATTCTTCGCCAAAAACGGCCTCGAATTTTCCTGCAGGGGTAAATACGCTGTAAATGTTTTCATTCATTGCTGGCACCGAAGATACGTTTTGCATAGTTGATTATTTGTGATTGAGTATCGGCATTGCCAAATAGTCTCCATGAAATCCTGTAAATATCTCTGTTTTCAAATTCACTGGCAATCTTAAGACCTGCTTTCATCGTTTCATAATCTTCGTGTATTATTGCTGTTTCAGGCATACTCCTCCACACGCCATCACTGGATTGGATAAAATGATCGCTGTCCATTGCAATTGCGACATAACCTTTGGCAATACGTCTACCTTTTCTTTTCTTAAACTTACCGGAAAATACCCTTATGTTATCCCATGAGCCAATAAACTGCGCATCGGAGTCTCTAAAGATAAATCTGGACATCAATTCCTTTTCATTTTCTGCAAGCCGTAAATACCAGCCATCATCAACCAGATTAACCATTGCCGCAAGCCTTGACACGGCCTGTTGATACTCGTTTTTAGTCTCTTCACGGTACTTTTCATTGTTACCCTTTGCATTGTCTTGAATAGATTGCAAGGCTTTCATAGCGGGGCTTAAATCGGCCTGGATATAGCCTATTATCATTGCCGCCATTTCAGGATCACGCACTAACATCATCGCGGCATCGGCTGGATTAGACAGGTATTGCAAGCCCATTGAGAAAACTTCGGTATCGCCGTGACTGTACACCTTCCCAATGTAGTGATCGATAAACTCATCTTTATAGGCGTATTCGTCATTTTTGTAGCCAGGATTTCCGGTTAAAGACTTTAAGGAATAAGTTTCTTCGCTTTCTCTGCGCTTTAATAAAAAGCCATTAGCAGCGTTTCTTGCGGCAGGATCGGCTTCAAGATGATGCGCCAGTTCATGCCATAAAGTGGTTTTTGTGAAGTTACTTCCTGGGGTGATATAAGAGCCTTCAACCGCTCCTATTCCGCTGGCATGTGCGCGTTTTACGCCCGTTGCCTGAATACCAATTGACCTGAGTTTGCCGCGCGTCAGCCGGTAAAACTCGGACATATCGCGGCGAATATCTTCAACCGGGTAGCCTTGTTTTTTAAGCCTGGTAGCGATTGATTTGTCTATGACTTGTTGACCGGCCCATGTATCGGCCTGTTCTTTGGTGACTGTGGAACTATCAAGCAAGGTGTTTATTACGGTTTCACCATCGGCGTAAATGTACGCTCGAAGATCATTTATTTTTGCTTGTCGATCTGTATACTTTTGCTCGCCAAGACCATTCCTATAAACCCATACATCATGGTGAATTTTATATACAGAGGCATATTCAGCAGCCGCCTTGTCTATCGACTCCTGATCGTAACCATTACGGGCATTTATTTTTATTAACGTATACATCTTTTCATTTAAAGAAGCCAGTTCAAGCTTGGCATCCTCAATCATTTTTAATGTTTCGGGTGAATCCTCTGGAGCCTTGCTGTTAATATCCTTTATTTCAGCAAGAATAGCCTTAACCTTTTCGGTGTCCACAGTAAAGGCGCTGCCATTATCTTTGAAATACTCAAAAGCAGCTATCTTAGACTGATTTTTGTTGTTATATAATTCCCTAAAATTTTCGGCTGCATTTTTAAATTCTGAATTATATTGACTTTCTGTATTTTCCCCTCCAGGTAAGGTTATTAGAATATTTTTAATAAAGAATGAGGCATCAAGTTCTGACAGTTGCAACGCTGTTGGATTTTTCCCAATTTCATCCTTGACATAGCTAGTTAATGCAATAAAGGAACCATCCTTGTTTGCAGGATCAATAACCAACTCTAAGCCCTTTTCAGCCTTAACCGATAGCAATGCCCTGATCTCGTTAATACGCTTCGCCAGCGTCAATTTATTGATGCCTTTGGCTGTAGAAAAGTTATTTTTGATAAGCCCAAGCTCACGAACGAGCTTGAGTTTTTCAACGCCTGAAATTGCCATTGTTATTCCACGGAATCAAGGACTGCATCAAGGCTGTCGTAAAGCGCGATAACGCTGTCAAGGTACTTGTCTCCAAGTAGCTTGCCGTCAAACTCATTCATGCCTATCTGTTCAATCTTTCCGCCGCGAGCCATTTTTTCAGCTTTGTGTTTATTTGTGGTTCCCCAAACGTCGCTGCCTTGAGTCCAGTAGTAGACGGTTTCAAAGTTCTTGCCGTAGAGAGTCGCTTTGTCAAGTGCAATATCTGGGGTAATAACATCAGTAGGCACAAGCTTCACGCTATCCAGCTTGTTTTGCTGCTCATCAAGCATGGCCCAATGTTCAGCCGCCGCACCAATAAGCGCATCATTGGCTTCGCCTAGACCGGCATCGATTAAGATAGTAGCGAACTTGTCTATTTTATCCAGTAACTCGGTAAGGTCTAGCTTATCAAATGCCCCACTTACTACATTTTCAAGAGCACGAACTGCTGTAGCATTAATTGTTTCAGGATGATTTTTAACAAAAGGTTCATAATAATTGAGTATTTCTTTAACCTTATTCTCATTATCTAAGCGTAAGTCTGTGGCCCTTTCATTTATAGCATCCCGTTTTGCACCCTTATTCCTTACAACTGTAACCTTACTATCTATCGCCGCAAGTTCTTTTTGTAATTCCTTATACGCTATATCATATTCATCATGAGCTTTTTTAATTTCAAGTTCACGAGCGGCTATTATTTCATCTAGTGATGCACCTGTTAAATCTGCTCTAATACCTTCCTCTCCTGCCGTTTCTGCTTCCGTCTCAACTTCTGCTTGCTGGTTCTCTTGCTCATCTTGTACCTGTGGTTTGTTTTGAATTTGTTGCGCCTGACTGCTTGCCTCAGCATCAACACGCTGCGCTACCTGTTCTGGCGTTTCGCTTGGGTCATCTGATACCTTGGTCAATACGTTTTTCTTGACGTCCATTAGATTGAAATAACGGCCTTTATCCTCGGTATAACCCATGCTGAATATGATGCCCGCCTTGTCCCAATACTTGGTTCCACCGGCATTACCGATTGCCCATTTTAGCTGTGACATGGCGCTCATTAATTCTGCGGAGCGTTGCTCTTGGTCGATAACAGGATCAACGGCTACGGGTTCGATTATTTCAGGCTCGATAACGGGTTCAGGTTCAATAACTTCCGTTTCTGTTGGAGCAATTTGTTCCGGCGCAACCGATTGAGCATCTATCTCTGATGCTATTTGTTCAGGTGTTTTAGTAAGATCATCTGTGACTGTATAATCATTTGTCTGAATACCTTTATCAAGAACCGTAACCATAAACGATGCATCAACTGTTTTAACTGATACAGTATGATCGCCATCATGCTTAATCATACCAGTAGTTTCTGTTAATGGTTTATACCCTAATGGTAGTAACGCTCTACGAACTGCTTGCGCTCTAACAAGTTTAGTGTCTCTAATAACGTCCGTACCTTCATCATCTTCCTGGTCAATAACAACATCATTCGGAATAAGTTCTTTTGGTGCTGCTATTATTTCATTTGCAGCTACAGTCCATGTCAAATTTTTTGGTAATTCATCTGGATACTTAATGCTATACTTTACTTGATTATTTTCGTCATAATCAATTTTTACTATTTTAGCGACCTTGTTATCATTAATCCTTGTCACCCAATCACCAATCGAAAATATAGCTACTGGATTAACCGATCTATCCTCCGCCTCAACCTTAGCCACTTCCAGTTCATGCTGCACCGTAGTCAACTCAGCCTCAAGCGCAACAATCTCGGTTTTAATGTCCTCAATCGCTTGCATCTTGGCAGCGCGATTGACGTTAGCGCGTTGAAAGGCGGCGCTATTCTTTTCAGCCAGCTTCATGACGCGAGTTGCCACGTTGTGGATATTCAAATCTTCGCCGTGTTCGGGTGCGACAACAATTGTGCAGTCTTTTTTGTTGAGCAACCACTTCCAGCTTATCAACTCATCCGTAGGCCCAATCTTTTTAGGGTTAATATCTGGATTATGGAAAAAGATACTCAGTGTTTGCCCGTCAGATAGCTCAAAAACGACAGCCACTTGCGCTGTGCCAAGTTGCTTGAAAGGGTCGCTGATCTGCATAGCCACCGGCTTGATCGTGTTGCCTGATCGCTCCATGACGGTTTTCAGAATGTTCATTTTGCGTTCGAGCTTCGCATAAGGCGTAACCAGCGCGTCAAACGTCATGATCTCGTCAGCATCTTCCAGAATGTCAGCCATGCAAACAGAATCCAGCAACAGTTTGTCATCACTGTCAGCCCGTCTAATCTCGTACAGCAGCTTGTCGTAACTCATGCCCTTAGGCTGTTGCGTGCTGTCGAAGGTAACTTTTGTGTTATTCATTTTTTCCATTCCGTCATAGGGTAAGTGTGCGACTGCCAATGGCCGGGTGTGATTGCCATTCTTTAGCCACCATTTCAATTGAGAAACCGTTGCTGTGATTATGCTATGCAGACCTTTCCAGCCTTTTTCAAAGCTATCCAGGTAAGCTTTACGTACGCTGTGTTCATCAGGGAAACACAGCATGATTTTGTGTTCATCGAAAATGCCATCAACATATTGGTTGATAACGAACGTGTATTCTGACTGCGGGTAATAGCCGATAAAACAATCAATAGGGTCTTTATCTGCCCCGCGAGTACCGGAAATATAGCCGTAGTGAGCCGCTAACTTAGTAGCCCACCGCTTGCCCGTCTTTTGGTCAATGCCGGTACGGTATGAGTGTCTTGGCTGTTCAATGGCGATAGGCATATCATAAATACGGACTCTTCCAACCTTGTAGTTACCCGCATTAAGCATGGCATCCGATGGAGTAGCCCGATGATTATGCCCAAAATCGCCATCATGCGCGGCGATTTCTACATTTAAAAAAGTGTCATTTGAATCTGTCATGCCGCTATTATGCGGATAACTTAAGGTGTTTATTGTTGGTTTTTCCTAAAGCCATTCGTTATTATGCAGCGTACCACGAAAGGTAGTCGGATCGTCAAGTTATATTTCGTAAATATAGTACCCCATGAACATCCGATGCAGCTTTTGTTTCCATAAGCAAGCCTGGTCTTTGTAGGGACGTCGTCTATCTATTTTTACATAGTAGACGATCATAATAGCTATGCAGCAACAGGTTCTTGCAATTTTGCTATTTCTGCCCTGACTTCGGCAATGGCTTCTTTCAAAGTATCCCTTTTTTCGGTCAATACTTGCATCATCTTCGGTGCGGCTGTCTTAATTTTAGGCGGCAATTTAATCAATGTCTTGGCGAGCTTGGCCTGAAACTTGGTTCTTGCGCCGTCCATCATGGCTACTATCTCTGCCACAGCCTTAGTTTGGTCATCCTGGTTCTTAATTGGAACGAGTTTGCCATTGAGCGTGACTTGGAAAACATCTCCGGTTTGTTTAATCCGCATAACCAGCTTTTGCGAGTCAGCGAAGGTGAGGGTCATCTCCCTGTAGCTTATTCCAGATGTGCGCTTAACTTGTGTCGAAACATCTTGAGATACGACATTAGCGCCAGCGCGGGTAAAGTATTTCATAACCGCTTTGGCCGCACGGTCTTTAACGCCCATATCGGCAAAGCTGAATATTAAACTTGTGTTCATGATGTTGGTACTCCAGTTGTTCCACTGCCCGGTTGAACGTCAGTATGAGTGTGAGTCGATGAAATTGAAACTTGGTTATGAGTTAATTCACTTCCGGTAATCTTTAACTTGGAAGTGATGCTCGTGTCTTTTGTTGTAATCGTGATTGCATCAGGCGTTAGCGTTATAACTGTCTCACCCACGGTAAAGCTCATTAACTCACCGGCAAACAGATTTAAATTAACGTCTGCAATTTGCTGAATGTTAGCATGGTGCCAGCGCCGCCAATCTACATCATTTCCTATTTGCGGGTTTCTGTAGCCGGTAATCACGGGATAACGGCTATCTCCACCTATGAAATCTACCCATACTGTATCGCCCGGTAATATTTCAATCTCAGTAGGGAATTTACCTTCTTCAATTCTGGACTTATCGCCTAAAGGATATTCAAGTTCGGCCAGCAACAGAGAATCACCGCCGCTGGTAATACCTGGAATATCTACCCTGCAGGTGCGGGTAACTTTGTCGTAGAACATTACAACCGCTGGATAGCGGCCTGGGAGCGCTTCTTTCATGATTCAACGCTCGATAACCACAGTTTTGTGTATTGTGATGCCGGACTGCCATCGGTACCGGAAAAGAACGCATGGGCAGCAGTAACGATAACCAACGGTGCAGCCCCGGCAATATCTACCAAGTCGCCAGCGCACAGATAACTAGCGTAGTCTATTTTTGAGATTTTCTTTTGCACCAGGCAGCGCGTCATATTTTGTAGCCTAAGCAAGTCTTTAAATGGCGTGTATCTGACTGAACGGGACTTAGTTAGATTGCCATAGGCGAAGGTGCCATCTGGATTCAGCGAATAAAACCAGGGGACTTCATGACGCTCCAGAAATCCGCTTGTTACATTCTCTGACTCATGGTTTTGCAGCGTCAATACCGGCTTTTGCCTGAGCAGGTCGGTCAGTCTAAAAAACTGCATCTTGCCGCCTTTCCAGCGCACAACGCCGCCTTCCTCTTGCAAAATCTCAGCTATAGGGTAGCTCGGTGTCTGTCCAATAACGCAATTAAAACGGGGTACAGCAAAGTCTGCATCGATAGCCTTTAGACTTGCCCCGGCTGAACGGTAAATCTCAGCCAGTGTAGCGTTTTCTTTGATAATGGGTACTTGTCTTACGAACGTAACCGTGTAACATGAATTAAGCAAGCCGGTTATCTTGACCATGCTCATATCATGCTGCCCCTGGGTATCCTTGCCGGATGATAGAACGGATTTTATGATGTTAAAAAGATCACCGTTAGCGGCTATTACTTGACCTTCCGCTAACAGCTTCTTCATGTCTGCATCTACCCGTATTTCGGCCTCAAGCGTAGCAGGTACAGGTGCAAGATCGGAGCGAACAACGGCAGACTTGATTAAATCAGTTCTAATCTGCCTGCCAGTTGACAGAATAAGGATCATGCAAAATACAGAACTACTATCGCTGTAATCAACAAAGAAGCGGCAACACCATAAAGCAACTTATCTCGTGCATATGACTTGTCTTTTAATCTTTTGTTATGCGTATGCAGCCTTGCAAGTTCATTAATTTGGTTTTTGCAAATCTTATTAAGATTACCTGCTGTTTTTTCCAGCAAAGCCTGCTTATATTCAAGTTCAACAACACTTGCCGATAACTCATCAATAATCTGTTTGGCATCAGAGTATTTAACCCAGTTACCCGTATTGCACATTTCCATTAAGCCGATAAAGCTTCTTGTGTAGCGAGTTAATGCTTTCAATTTATTCACCTATGCTGTAATAACGCCAAAAAATGCCGCAGTATGTGGCAGCGATGCCTCCATCTGCGTAATGTCACCGGCTATTTCCGATGATGACCGGCCATAAACATCAACACCAAGACCACGCGAAGCCTCAAGCTGTATTGAGTTTTCACGCTCTATATAAAGCAGAAATAATGGCCTGATTAGCGCCCATTCCGACACTGATATTTCTGTAGCGCCGGTAATGGCCGGGTAAGCTACTCGCGGAGCAGGTGTAGGACTTGATATGTTTGGGCCAAAATAAATAAACTGTGAGTTTGGATATTCTGCTGGAGCTGTAGGCGCAGCAACAGGAATCGCCAGATGCGCCTCAAGATCGGCCCATCCTGAATAATAAGTAGCCGCCGCTATTGCCTGCGCTAATAAAGTAGGAGCGTCAAGCAGTACACCTACCGGACGCTCTACTTCGAAACGATCAACTAATGCTGAAAGTGTAGCCATTAAGCGGTAGGTTCAACAATCAAATACGCTACGACGCTGGTATCTGCAACATTAGATGACAGGATAGTAAAGCTTGTGCCTGCTACCCGTGCGGATACCGTTAAAAAGCCTTGCGTACCACCAACTGACTGTGAAGTTAAAAAGATACGGCTATTCGCGGTAATATTTGTATTTGCTACCTCTTTCGTACCGCCAACCAGCGTAGCAACGCCAGCTTTGCCATTGGCCGCTTCGGATTGCACCAAGCCAGTTATCTTGGTAAATTCAGCGTCAACTTCCTGACGTTGTACTGCCTGTCTGCCGGTTGCGCCAGCGGGGATGTCGATTGGTGCGCCTAAAAATGAAGGTGAGTTCATGGGTTAATGCCTTTTTGTTTAGAATTAAAGAAAAATTAACGGTAATCGCCGGTATTTCCCGGAATTACCTCGCCAAAATAGTGGAAGAACATTGTTCCAGTGAATAAGAGTATTTGTGATCTGTTTTCCCAATCACGGTCGGGGTCGTCAATTTGAACGAAACAGTCAACGATTCGTTTTGCTCTCAGGAATTTGTTGGGTGTTCCTTCGTAAATCTTGGCATTGAATTTGCCGCCATTGGCGATAATGCCAACCAGCATATTGTCAATGCTGCCTGCTACGGTTTCCATCAAGGTAATAGCACCCTGATGATTGGTTTTGATCTGTTGTGCTTCCCACATGGCCGATCCGAGCGGCATTGAAACTTCAATTTCACCGGCTGAACTGACATCGGGCCAGGGGCATTGTTTAGCCAACAGGTAATTTGATTCAAAGCCTTCAATTTCCAGCGTAAAATCACTAGATATGACTTTAGCGCCAAGTGCTTTGGTTCCGTCGAAAAATGTTTTTAGGTAAGCGGCATTGCTGATAGTCATTGCTGGTGTCCGGTTTAGGTAGTGATATGGAACATATTAAGGGTATTAATTGCGTCTTTTACCGCCGTTTTCCTATTTCAAAACATGCCTTGCCGTGTGATAGAACTGCAAGCGTTCCCTTGCGCCATTGACGCCGCCGTTGATAACCTTAGTAATTTGGCTAAAAAGTTCTTTATCGGCTAATTCATTCAATCCGTGAGTTTTCCAAAACCAAGCAGCCGAACGGCAACCGTCTTTAGGCAGTGTTATCAAGCCAGGATTGTTCAATAAGTCCAACCCTAACGCTTCACCACACTTTTTATGATTGTCATACCCAGTAATTTGCAAAGGGCCATGACCTTTCCACCATCTGCCCGCAGTCATGCCGTGCTCTTTGGCAATGCGTATTGCTTCTGGCCTTGTATTACCCAAGTCACGGCGATTATCATAAGCAGAGCCATTTGCGATTTCTTTCATGTAAACCAGGCTGCAACTCTCATGCGCTATTTGAGCGATAAATGCCGCCTCCCGCAATGGCGTGTTAATATCAAATTCTTGCATGGCCGCGTTTAACGGTTCCAGAAATTCCCTACGCTTTCTATTGCCAGCATTAGGAATTATTAAAGTGAGTTGGCCCAGTGTTATCATGGCGCTATACCGCAGTTTTGTTGTTTCAACATTTTACGTGTAGCCAATGATTTCTCTATAGACTCCCTAGTAGGACGCTGACCTTTCCTAGACGCGCTAATTTTTCTCTTATGCTCCTCAGTTTTTGGCTTACCTATATGGAAGTCTCTAATCAATTTTTTAGTATAATCAGTGGGACGATAACTTGATCGTGATTCAATTATTTTTTTTATATGCTCCTTTGTTTTAGGCTTTCCAGAAAGTGCTGCACTTATTTTCTGCTTGGTTTCGATAGATCGTTTCCTGCCCGTGTTAGCCATACTAATTTTTAGCACAGTTTCTTTTGATACCTTTCTATTTAATCCACCAGTTGTTAAATTATACCCATTTGGGCTTAATGTATTAAAAGCAATAATATAGGATTGTTCTTTTTCATTTGCCTGGTCTAATGTTAAATTATTTTCAATGATTTCATGCTTAAAATTATCCCATCCATACTTTATAATTGCCCTGTGGAAAAAAGTACAATTACTATGCTCACTTTTATGCAGCATTTCTCTTTTATCTAGGTCTTTAGTCTGCCCAATATAACTTTTACCACTCGGTGATGTATGTTTATAAATGCAATAATTGTTCATTTCTTTGTACCACATAGACCATAAGCAAACTTATATGCGTTCATAGCATATTCAGCTGCTTCATCAGCTATTGCAGCCTTTTCTTTGATAACTCTATCAAGGTTTTCTGCATATTCGGCATAACTGGAGGCTTCTTTAGAAATTCTGGCAGTATCACTTGCTGACAAGGAGTCTGGACAACTGGCCTTATAGTTGGAGTACAGCTTAATAGTATCAAGCTGCTTATCGTAAGAATTAACAGTTTCAACAAATTTACTTTGTGCATCATCTAGCTCCTTATTAGCTAATACGGCCTTATTTTCGGCCTTGGCGACATCTTCTTTTGCAGTTGACATAACTGCATCGGCCTGAGAGTTAGCGGTTGCTATGGCTAACTCAAGGGCCAGCACATTACCACGCTGGATTTTATAAGTAGCGCCAGCGCCGAGACCTAAGCCCAAAACCAGCGCGGCGGCAATGATATACGCTGTGGGAGGGATGGGCAGCATTACTGAATACCTTCTTTATTAGCCGCATGGCCGGAGTTAAACGCCAGCTTGTTGACCCATTTATACACGCCATTGTATTTTCCATTTTCGGGAGGCGGCAGGTACTTTGCGATAACCGAACAAGCGGCCACCACACCGGCAAACCCTGTCACGGCAGTAGCCAACAACCCCGTTAGCGCAGTAATCATGGCAGAAAAAGCATTAATGGCGGTTGTTGCTGTTAATATTGTTGTAGTTACAGGTTCCATGATAGATTTACCTTTGGAATAATTACCGGCCATGCGCCGGGGAAACGTCTTTCGACGCATTGAAAACCTTTTTGTTATGTATCTCGTCAATATCACTGTCTATTGAATCCAGCCTGGATTCCTGTTCAGTATTATTAATTCCTTGTTTAGCTACCGATGCGGTATTTTTTTCAATCTGCAAATGCTGCTCTGAATTAATTTGCACGTAACGTGAATCTTGATATGCCTGATAGCTGAAGAAAGCTCCTATAATCACAACCACCACGCCAGCGAAAAAAATCATTGATCTTAACCCTGAGTCTATTTTTGCTATCAACACCGACAGGTTCAAAGTTAATGTGTTGACTGACTCAACTAGCGTATTGATTTTTACTGCACTCTCTGAATGTGATTGCTCAAGTGAGCCAACACGCATCTCTAAAATTGCCAATTTATTTGATTCCATCGTATACTATGCGTCCAAGATTTAATAAGCGTCTCAAAACTATTGTTGAAACTTGGATTTGCGAGGGGATGCTGATACCATCCCTTCGCATTTTAAAATAGCCATTAAAACCGCCTACCTTTAGCCAGTATGCCTATGCCTCGAATGACTTCATTCAGCCTATTCACAATAGCCGCCTGAGTTTTAGCATCAGATTCCCTTGACTTCTTCCAGCCATCGAATGATTTGCTCTCGAATATCTTGGTAGCGATACTGACCGGCAGTTCTAGCGCGTCATTAATCGATGTCGCTGAATACAGCGTAATGCTTGCCGCCAGGTTAAGCATGTCATCCTGCCAGCGCGAGCGCCATTCTTGAGAGGCCGGAACGAACCGGAAATCGGGCCGGAGGCAAGGTGCTGTCCGACTCCTTTGGTAATGTGATGATGCCAGAGTCGTCAAACGCTATGGTAAATAAGTGGTTAAGCTGTTCCCTGTTTGACTGGTACAGAATCATTAACGCTTCGAAATCTGACTCAGGGAACGCAGAAAAAACCTTGATACGGTTTAACAGCCATTCGTCATAGCTGCCTTCGGTATCCAGGTTTTGTATGTTTTCACCCTTGCGTATCAGTTGCGCCGCCATGCCGCCAATCAGCCAGTGTAGTCTTGCCGGTAACTCAAGTTCACCTTGTAAGCGTTCAATAGCTTCGGCCATGCGCACGGTAAGATGTGTCAAGCTCCACTGATCGCCGCCCACGCTGCCCAGGTCGATAGGCTTAAAATCCTTGTTGATGTCTTTAGCGCCATTCAGGTAGTCGGAATATTTGCCCTGCCCTAATGAGAAGTCAGGGCCGTCCTCAACTACCGATGCCAAATAATGCGCAACAACCAAGGTGCGCTCTTGCACAGTCCAATCCGCTATGTTTTCCACGCCGGAAACCGATGCCACAGCGTATTTAAGGAACTCAGAACTTGCGGCCTCGTTTAAATGGATTGGGATTGATGCCAGTTTTATAGATTCACCGATACTTAACTCTTTGAGTTGTACGGTTAATCTTCGTGTCCTAAGCGGGGGGAAGTGCTTCAAAAGAAATACCTTGTCGGGTTAGTTTGACAAATTATCGGCTATTTAATGCCTGTATTTACCGCTCTTTTCCTAATTCTGAGAATACTTAACCCAATCGCCCCGATCTATGCTTGTTATTGAGCATAGTGTCATAGCTATTGCAAGTTCTGTGAAGTTGCCTTGAATATCTACAGGGCCACCCAATGGAAAGCTTAGGGATTCGATAACTAGAGGCGCATATGACCTGTTTTTATAGTTCATGGCAACAAGTACAGGTGTTTCGGAGGGAAATGCCGTAGTGCTATCAATATCGCCCGACAATGCCTTGCTTAAGATAGTCACATCACCCTGGAGGAGCTTAGGAAGGCACCATTTGACCAGTTCATCAGCCGGGTTGATAACTTCGCTAACCGGGTCTTTCCATGCCCTGAATAGCGCCGTTAAAGTCATTTTTAACGGGGGGGAGCCTGACCATATCTGGATAGAGTTTAACTTTGTGACCGATGACCGGCCTTCTACCGCCGCCGCTGCGCTTGAAAACGATGATCCGGTATTTTTATCGATAATCTTTGAAAGTGGTTGTAGAGCGCCACTTTGCAACATTTGCTGTAATGTGGGCAAACTGGACTGTCCTACATTCTCGAAAGGGCTTTGCCAGTTCTGCTGGATGTCAATAGTTGGATCATTGATTAAAGGAGCCTGCACAGTATTACCGTCTGGTAATCTGTTACCTCCCCTGTCTACTTGCCAAAACGAGGCTATCAGTTTTGGCGATAGCCCCGTCCATATTGATGTTAAAAGTTGTTCAGCCACTTATTTGTTCATGCCCAATCTTTGACGCAGCTTGTTTGATTTTAGACGGTGCATCATAGCTCCTGCGCGATGCGATTTCATTTGCATTTTTTTTACGCTAATTTTTTGTTTAGCAGACAATCTAACGTGTCCTGATATACGCTTATTAATGCGAACCTTCTTTCCACCACGGACGACTAGACGCTTCTTATATACCGCATCTAAAGTAGCATCATCCATCATGGCTTCCTGATCGCTATCACCAAAGGCAAACGCATCAATCTCGGTATCGCCATCACCCAATGAAGAGGCAATAAGATCACGGATTCTATCAGCCGCATCAGCGTCCCAATCGTTCAGCAAAGCTCCAGCATCGGCATCGTCAACACCATACTTAGTGAAGTAGTCCCAGGCATCGTTGAGTGCTAGGTCGAGTACACCTTGCTCGTCGTCGGTTATATCACCGTCTTTGTTAGCATCGGCAATGCCAACGATTAACGCCAATAAACGATCAGCAAGAGTTTCGCCATCGTCAAGATCATCCGTCTCCGTCCACTGGCTGATAGCTGCCGCCGTTTTAAGTTTAATATCAGTCTCGGTGTAAGAATCGCCGGATTCAACACCATCAAACGTCGCATCATCCAATGCCACAGCCTGTTTTACTATTCTAGGTTGAGCCAATGCTGTGCGCATCAATTCAGTTAAGGTACTCATTTTGTGTTCTCCAATTAAGGCTTTAGGTGTTAAATACGTTGATCTACATAGGATTGTGTTTAATCTACTTAGATGATATACTTGCGCTTAAACAATATTTACCTAATTTTCCTAATCCTATCTAATTATTAAGATGAACAATAAAGTTCAAAAGACTTATTATGTTTACCTACATTTAAGACCTAACACAACTGATGTTTTCGGTGTTTTTTATGTAGGTAAAGGATGTGGTAGACGTGCTAACCAAATGAGTGCAGAGAAAGGTAGAAACAAATATCATCAACGTATAGTCAAAAAATATGGGCCTGAAAATATTGTCGTTAAAATATTAAAATGCGAATCAGATGACCATGCAAAGAAAATGGAAATATTAATGATTTCATCATTGCGCCGCATGGGGGTAACTCTTACTAATATGACTGATGGTGGCGAGGGCGTAGTAGGGTTTAAGCATAGCGAAGATGCAAAAGAAAGAATTAGAAAATTTCATAAAGGATGGAGGCTTCCGCCAGAAGCCATCGAGAGAATGAGGGTCACAAAATCAGGGATAAAACTTAGCGATGAACACAAGGCAAAAATTGGAGCGGGTCAAAAAGGTCGAATATCACCAATGCTAGGGAAACAACATAGTACCGAAACAAAGGAAAAAATGAGTATTGCTGGTAAAAATAAAGTTTTTAGTGATACGCATAGAGCAAACTTAAGCGCCGCCCTAATGGGACACAGGCAAACCAAAGAAGTAATAGAAAAATCCTCAGATAAAAAAAGAAAAAGCTATTTAGTTACAAACCCAAACAACGAAAAAATAGTTGTGAAAGGTATTAAACTGTTTTGCAGAGAAAACAATTTACATGCAGGACATATGGCTTCTATAGCTACAGGAAAAATGAAAAGTTACAAAGGCTGGAAATGCGAATATTTAACGGAAGAAAAAGCTACACCGATATTAGTCAGTGCAGCTTAGTTTTATACCTTAGTAATATTATTTGCTAAGCACCTGAGTAACAAATATCTGCCTTACAGTGCCATCATACCTTAACCAGTAACTAACATCTAATCTATCCATCGGTCTGACTTCATTAGGTGCCACAGTGAACTTGTTTGACTTGCCTTCCATAAACGGATCAGTCGATGGAACCAGCCAGCCGCTTGCTTCTGCATCCTCAAACAATATCTTCAAAAAGTCTTTCATCTTGCGAACTGCAACCATCATCGGCAATTGCAACACGTCTTTGCCAAACCGTGTAACATGCTCGTCCATACTGGTTGACATATCTGCTACTGAAATCAGTTTTTTAAGACTGGAATCAACTAATGCGCTTGTCAATGAGTCACGGAAAACATAACGCCCGCCACCTGTGTATTCTTCCCACAGGATAGGGTTGATTTTAGCCCTTGCCAGTGCGTTAAATTCCTGATCGGATGGGCTGTAAGTTTGCGTGACTCTCATGCGATTGATCGGCCATTGACGGCCTGCAATCACATATTGCTTTGGAGCGAAGCCCTTAGCATTGGTTTGAGCGTTTCGAGCGCAGGCATAAGCGATATTCAGCGTAGCCAAGCCGATAAAGCCTTTACCGTTTAAGCCAGTAGGATCAAGCGTTTTCAACGGTGCCCAAAAGGTATGAATCAAATGTGAACTGTTGACATTGCCACCCAGGTTAAGCGCCTCAATGAACGTGATAGCCGCATCGGGTGTTAAGCTGCCTGGAATATCCAGCCTAAGCTGTCTATTGGTGTCGTAAGCCAGTTGTACCAATTGAGATACCACTGCCGCCGATTGAGAGCCGCCAGAACTGATATAGGCATAGTTGAACGGGGTCAATTGCAATTTTACCCGCGCCGCCGCGTAATCTTCAGTCGTGTAGGACGTGCCACCTTCATCAAAGCATATCAATGTTGCAGACTTAGCCCATTGTGGCAAGCCGTTAGCATCGTATCCGTAAGCAGTTGACGTTGTAGCAATTTCAGTTGTAGCACCGACCGTCATTTCAACCGCATCAGTTTGTGCGGATATGATAGATGGCAGATAAGAAGAGTTGCCGAAGTCATCGACCGAATCAGGATCAAGAGAGCCGTAAAATTCGTAGAGAACCAGGTCTTTTTTGTCCTTGATCTGAACGGTAATCATTTCATTGGCTACCGATGCGCCGCTTGAGCGTTTTTCTTCCGCTCTGAACGCCACTTTGATACCGTCATTAAAGCATTCAAGATGCTTGATTGAGAACAGATAAGGTGTTGCTGGTGTTACCGAAGATACGCCAAACGCGGGTGTTTGCATCGTTGCCGTAGGTGCGGAAGTGTAACCCGTACCGCCTGCATTAACTGTAACCGCCGTAATAACCCCCGCCGCTGCCGTAATTGTTGCCGTAGCGCCGCTGCCAAGGCCGGTAAACGTAACCGGCATACCTGTAACATAACCTGTGCCGCCAGCCGTTACCGCCACCGCCGTAACAGCACCAGACACTACCGTAACGTCAAGTACCGCCCCAGACCCCACGTAAGCTACTGCATAACTTGTCACCGCCGCATCGGTAGCTAGACGTTGCACAACGGCTTCATAAGCGCCATTGTTTAACGCTTCGACTACATGCACCCAGGCTTCATTGAGCGCAAGCACTCTGATTTGTTCACCGGGGCCAAGTTTTCTTAAAACATTGCCGCGATTGACTTTAAATGGTTTATCGATCCGTCCGCGCGTTGCTCTCATCATGATGCCGAACACCTGATCTGAGTTATCAAGTGTGGGTATCTCCGAGTTATCGCGTAACGGGTTTAGCTGTACGCCAGCTTCAGCGCCTAATTGCCGGGTAAATGCGACTGCCATGACCTATTTGCCTTTTTTCTTAAGACCAGCCCTTTGCTTAGGCGGGTCAATGATTGGAACTGCTGTAATGATGGGTTTAGGCTCTTCGGCCTCGATAACAAGCATCTGTAAATGATTATTCAGAAATGCAACTTGCTCGATACTGGATACCAGCCGCTTTAACGCCGCGAGGTTTTTAATCTCGACAGTTGCCACGCTTTTTTCAGTATCAGTACAAGCCGCAAGCACTAACTCAACCTCAGGGAAGTTAAGCCCATGCGCGACCAGATTGGTAAACCTGACCGCTAACGGATAAACAAGTGTGTTTGGTATCGCTGTGCCTGCCCCCGCCAGATTAGCGGGAGCGCCTATTACCAATTTCATTACAAGCCCATGTTAGTAATGCTGATTGATGCTACACCCAAAGAGCTTGGGCCATGAGGGTTGACTTCGGTAAAGTTACGTGCGTAGAAGCCAGCGCCGGATTTAAGGTCAGCATTAACAGCTAATGGGACGACTGTTGGAGGAACTGCATCACCTAACACGAACGGGTTGCGAGTAACGTCTGGAGCCTGGCCAATACAAAGAACTTGGGCAGTGCCACCGGCATCGGTAACAACTTTAGGCGTGTAGTAGACTTCATACTGTCCGAACAATTTACCAATACGATAAATGCCAGCCCGTGCAGGTGTTCCTGATTTTTGGAACAGTTCAGTCGGAAGCCCTAGCATTTGAGACATAAGCCATTTGCCAACATACAGATGGGTAATGCCATGAGACATGGTATCAACCGCCATTTGTTGTGACAGAGCGCCCAACGTTGCAGAGAAATCTTGCCATATTTGAGCACGGGTTTTTTGTAAGCCCATACCTGCCCAGTTAAAGTCAAAAGTATCTACGTTGTTCACGGCCAATCTGCGAGCTTTTCTTAACACATCGTAATGACGTTCGTTACCGTATTGAGCCTGGATTGCAATGATTGATTCAGAATAAGGATCAAGTCCTAATTCGTTGCTCATTTGAGTGCGAGAATCAATGGTTTGTTGTGTGATAGTACGCCAAGGTTTTGCAAACAAAGCGAAGGTATCAACGGCAGTAATAATTAATGGTGTAAGTGAGGGTTGACGTTCGTAATCGATAAAGCCTTCCACAACAACAGGTACCGCATCAGCCAAGGCCGGGGCAGATGTCAGCGCGATAACGCCGGTATCGGTATTGATGGTTCCTGCAATTTGTGAGGTTACGCCAGCGATAGTAACTTGGCCTGATACAGTAGACGCACCGGATCCGGTTACATTGACTTCTCTTGCACAGAGTTGACCGTTTACATAGACGTTGGTACGTCCCCGCAACAAGTTGACAGCAACGACATTGCCACCTACTGCTGAACAGGTTTCGTCTGTGGCTTGAACCGATGTCAATTGGCCGGTATGAGCGCCGGCATTGTTGGTTGTGGCATGAACACGAGCCGATGTGATATAAGCATCACCGGATGATGTGCCGTCAAGCAAGCCGCCTTGAGCGTATGCACCGTAGTTTGAACCGGCTTGATGGCTTAAAATAGCAAGCTTGGCTTCGTTGCTTGAAATATCGGCAGGCAGGTAATGAGCAAAGGGGATTGCTTCACCAAGCGCCGATAAGATAGCCACGATTGCGCGGTTAGGCTGCAAACTTAAGTTGGCTGAATGGTTGCTGTCAGATGCAGAGTCTAAAGAGTATTTTTGTTGCGCATCTTTAGTTGTTGCGTAAGCTAAATGGATAGCTTGCTGCACAACGTCTGCCGGAGCGTCTACACCATGTTTTTCTTTATATTGTGCGATACCGTCGAGGATTGCACGACTGACTGTAACCGCACTTTCAGTGCCGACTTCGTCAAGCAGGATTTGCAGTTTTTCAGGTACTTTGGTTGTATTTTGACTAGCCGTTTGGCTGATAAAATCGCTTGCAGATGCGGAGTCGAATACGTTTTTACCATCGACTATTTTAACTGCGTTGTCCTTCAGTGCGCTAACGTAATTAGCAGCGTCCTGGGTTTCACGTTTCTGATAGAGTAATTCTTTGCTGTTCATTTTGCGTAAGCCTTAATTGAAGTTAAGCGGAATGCGCCGGACATTCCGGCTTACGAGTATTCTGAACGGTGAAAAACTGACTTTTTGCGTGGTTTTCCGAATTTTAAGCACAAAAAAACCAGCTTATAGCCGGTTTTTTGTTAATAATTGCATTCCTAAATTTACAATGTCATAACGCATAAAATTAATTCGGGTGTTGTCAGATCATCACCCAGTTCCGCCATGATTTCAGCATCGAAAGCGGCGAATTGTTTGGCGAAGCCGGTTAAGGGATTGTTGAATAGATTTGCTTCTGCTGTGGCTTGTATTTCGGCCTGTGCGCTTAAGTCGGTCATGTTGCCCTGGCTAAAGCATTGGTTTTTGCAAATGTAACCATTTCACTGTGAGACATATTAGTTATGTTCGTAGACACATGATAAAACTCAATCGAATCCGTATTAGCTGATGCTAACAGCAGATTAGCACCGATAGAGAAAGCGCCGTCATAAGTTGTGTCTGCACTATCTGCCCATGCGCCGCCATTTTTACTAACATGTATGCTCATTAAACCATCTGCTGTCGTGTGGCACTCAGCAATCAATAAAGTATCTCCTGCTGCCCATCCGCCTACTGCGGCTGTAGCTGTATTCACTCCATCGCTTAATGCTATACCTCCGCTTCCGTTATCATAGATGAAGTCTGTAGCGCCTGTGTTAGCTGCAAAGATAGCTTTATCTGTTGCACTGTTAGCAAAGTTCATCTTCACTTTAACAATCGTAATCTGATTATCTTGATTGAAGTTGACTGCTGCGGAAGCTGGAACTTTTATACTGTCTTCTGTGCGTGAACCAGATATAGGACTTGTTATATACCCTCCAAGCTCATGCTGAACCCAGTCCACGTCTATAGCATCGCCAGAAGTAACTATCTGAAAACCGAATACAGGATTAGCAAGCGTAGCAGCTGGAATAACTAAAGCTTCTGCTCCCCATGATGCAGGAACGGTAATAGGCGTCCAGGTTGCGCCGTTGTCCTGAGTCATATTAATGACTCCGGTTCCAGTTCTGCGCTTGATAAAAGCGCCTGTTATCCGCTCGGAGCTAGCTGATGTTACTGTTTGTAAACAAGTCGCATTAGCAGCTGTTGCGGTTAGTGTTGATGCTGAGTTAGCTACGCCATCTATCCCTGTTGCTGTTTTTGCTGGTGTGATGTTGGTTTTTACCCAAGCTGCGTTAGTGAAATCACGTGGGAACAGTGCGAGATTATCTGTAGCGGGTTCGTGGAGTATAGTCGGAAGTGTAAGCCCTTCTCTTACTGTGGGGGTTAGAAATAAATTAGTCAAACCCGTAGCAATTACGGCATGACCGAGGCCATTTGGATGTAGGTGATCTCCACTATCATAAATAGCTACAAATGTATCTGCCGAAGATGGATTTTCTAACGCCGTGAATGCATCATAAAAAATAAAATTGTTCGTTGCTGCATAGGATAACAACCAAGAATTAACTGAATCATGCCAAGTTTGCCTTTCCGCAGTCCATAAGGCATTGGTCTTAAAAGGCAGCATATTAATAATGATTGGTATAATATTAGCCGCTATAGCCATATTAATCATGCTGATAAGTTTTGTCTGCATATCTGCTGTAGGATCAGCCACAGCATTGATAATATCGTTTATGCCTCCCATTATTACGCAATATTCTGGTGAATTTGCGACAATATCTGCGGCAAATCTGGCCTCCATTTGAGTCAATGTATTTCCACTAATACCTTTATTAAGCGTGTCGAACCCTACGTTAAGTTGTTTAAATTGTCCAAGGTAGCTACTTGTTGATGCAGTAATTGAATCCCCTATTGCTCCCAGAACAGAATATTTATAATTTGGTAAATACTTTACTTTGTTTGTTCCAGAGTTATAAACAGTAATGCCATTTGAAATATATCCCCTAGATTGTAAAGAGTCTCCTGATATATCTGTTAATAGAACACCTGTGATAGTAATAGATTTCGCTCCAGTCTCAACTCCAGAACAACCTATACCATATCTAATTCTAGCAGTGCCCGATTCATTGGCTACAAAACGTATAGAATAAAAACCAGTTAAAACTGGCGATGGATTATATGCAGCCTCAAGAGAAGCTACTGCTACTACAGTTATTGCTATAGGTTGAATAATGTTACCGGAAACATCAGAATATTTCAGCAACATTTCATAAGTGTGTCCAATAATCAATGCTATGTCAAAATATCGCCATGCCCGCCCTGACTCTGTTATAGTATGCGTTGAATATCCAGTTCCACCAACAACCCCATCACCAGTAACAGATGTCCCCATACTGCTTAAAGATTCTGAATTTGGGATACTATTTTCAAGCCTTATCCCATTTTTGTAGCGTATCTCTGTTGAAAGCGTGGGGACGATAATGTCTTTATAGTTACGGATATTTTTTGCACCTGTGCTGCCATTAGTCAATGCCCCCGCCGCTTTATCGAATACAAGCCCACGACCACCGGAAATATGCAGTAACGGCCTTACTATTTGCTCTTTAATACCAATATCAGATAAAGGCATCTTACCACTCCACGGCCGTAAAGACGTGGCCTGTTTGAGAACTTATTATACTGATAGCGCCAGTGGTGACTAATCCATCTGGGGATGAATATTGTTTGCCTGGAGCAATTTCTTGAGAGGGTGAATCAGTCACGGCCGTTGTCGTCACGGAAAAGAACAGCGAGTAGGTTAAATCTGGGTTGTAGATTTCGAATCCCAACCTGCCATTAGGTTTTGCTGCGGATAAGACTTGGGCAGCGCCTCCTGTTGTAATAGTGCCGCTGATGTTGATAGGTGATACAGGTAATTGTATGGGGACTACCGCATTAGTTGTACCGGGCGTGGTCTGGTCTATACCAACATCACCGATAGCCATGTCACCGGCATTAATTGTAACTTTATTTGAAAAACTCATATTAGCTTACCAATGTAATAGTATCGTTAATAGCGCCAGTGAACTTTGCGTGGGTGATGCGCTCAGGCACGTAAGTAACCAGCATCGTCGCTGTAGTAACATCAGGCGTTACTAAAAAATACTCACTACCACCATCGGTAGAAAGTTCTATTTTCCTGCCAGCATCGGCTGATTTAAGAGTAATGGTGCATGGCTGTAATACCCCGCCCATGTCTTGCACCAGCGTTACTTCGGTAAGTTGCTTTTGAATCACGTTTGCATCCTCAATATCAATAGTGTTTTCAATGGACACCATTTGCACGTATCCATTAGCTACAGCAACGGATTCCATGCTGGAAGCCATTTTGCTTAATTCGTCTAAAGTCTTAAATTCTTTGTTAACAGTGCTTCCAGATATACCTGACGGCTGCAATAACACATTCATTTCCGGAAACGCCAGCTTTCTTGGCACTAAATTTTCAATAACAAGAACGGCAGGGAAATTACCCCTGACGAAGTTATTTTTTACCAAGTTTTTTGCGCTGGAGTCTCGCCCGGTCGAGGCATTACCGATTACTATAGCGGTCATAATTAATTCCGTCTTTGATTTAAGACCAATATATAGCAAAAATAAGAGGCTATTTTGTGGTTTTCCTAAATCCTAAGACGTATGCCAACTTCATAACTTTGATTTGATGTTTTTTGCTTTGGGGTGAAGTTATTAATGCTTACTAAGTTTCCATCGGCATCAATAAGAGCTACTTCCGAAATAACTGATCCGTTTAATTCACCAGCGGCTATAACGGCTTTCCCTGTGGTAGAAAAAACATCTTCCTGACTAATTGATGACAAAGGCTTTCTGAGTATCTCATGATGCAAACCTGTCGCTTCTTTAGACGGTATCTTTGGTGTATCATCAACATTATGCCCCCCGTCACCGAACGCCATATATGCGATTGGACTAACCGATGCGCCGCCCGCAGCAAAAGCAGCAATCCTCTTGTGATGAGCAGTCAGCGTGATAGCGCCGCCTTTTTCTCTAACAACAGTAGCCATTCTATTTCAATTTATGAATGCCAAAAACGATTTACAATGCTAACAACGCGTTTGAAATAAGATTCCAGGATGTCCTTGATAATCTCTCCGATAGACATTCCGGCTGTGTAAAAGAGCCAGTAATCCGATAATGTGTAACGTTTTGGCATTGTGCTAACCTCAATATATTAAAAGTTTAAGTGCTATGGATTTAATGCCTTTCTGTAGCAATTTGATCCTGATAAATAAACAGTAGCAAGATTATTTACAGTTCCATTATCTGTAAATAGATTGATGTTTTTATGATAAGCACCTACATTAACAAAAGCCTCATGTGTCCAGTCAATCCCGTTTGTCGAGTGTGCAAATTCCCATTGTGTTACCGGCCATTTGTTAGATGCCGCCATATAATAAACACCATTTAATTCTGCTATTGAATGGAAGATAGCGCCTGTCCATTGCGGAGGTCTTAATTCCCGAATTGTGCCACTGGTATTGCGTACAAAGCGCCATTGGTTATTCCCGTCCGAATATAGCTGCGCAACCGATGGGCCATAGCCATCTGTATAAAATCGGTATCTTGGATGAGTGTCGCTAACAATAAGAGCCATTCCTGAACCAAAAGTATTAATGTGTTCAGGCTCGCCTTTAAACTTCCCTAGATAATTCCAGTTTATGCCGTCTGCTGATGTAAGCATGGCTGGAATCAACGTATTGCCGTTGTAGTTGCCAACCATCGAGATAGCTACATACCCTAATCCGTCCCTCGCTATAACCGCCCTGGAAAACATCCGACCAGGATCAAGCGTAACTCCGTCAACAAGGTAAACGTCATTGATGACCGAGTTTGGTATCATAACGCCTTTGTAAACTAACCTGTTAAGTGTCCCTGAGTATTTAACAATACCTGGGCACCCAGAACCAGGGCATTTAGCCGTCGCCTTATTGGTTGCGTTACTGTAAACATCGTAATTTGAGCCATTGCGTATCACGCTTGCATAAGCGCCACAATATCCAGAGATATAGGACACGGCTTTTGCTGATACATTAAAACTTAGCAGCAGGATGATTAATAATAGTTTTTTCATTTGTCATGAGTGATTTTGTCTGAATATGCCTTAAATATAAGGCAATCCCACAGCTAAAATTACTCTGTTTTCCCGTATTTAAACCGCAAGATGAAGATCATCACGCCTATTACAGACAAACCGCTCCGAATAAGGGCTTATGTTATTTACCGTTTCGACTGCTACAATCTCGAATGCCAAGCGTATTGATTCGCCCAACACCAAGTACATAACGTCATTCTTTTTTACTTTGAAACCACGCGGAAGAACCGATGCCGTAGGTGCAGACGTGTAGCCGGTACCACCTGACGTTATCGTTATTCCGGTAATAGCGCCGTCAACAGCAATGATAGTA